TGGTTTCGGAACAAGTGTAAACGCAAGCGATATGTCAGATGAAGGTATGTATGATTTCTTTGGAAGTCTTGATGACTACTTTAGAGTATCACCAGAACACGCAGAAATATTAGGTTGGGAAGTTATAGGTTTTCCAATCAATGATACCGAAGATATGATGTTTACCATTATGGCAGACGAGTATGAACAAGATAGAACAAAAACCGTAACATATGGAAAAACAATAAACCAAGACAGAAAAAATACTGATTCAGTAGATAATCCATTTCCTAAATATAAAGAACGAATGATAAAGAATTTATCTAATTTGAATTGGGAAATCGTTAAGTTCTTTGGAGAAAAATCAGTTAATATTAAAGATTCACCAATCATTGATAAAACGGATGTTGCAAAGGGTATTACACACATTAAGAAGATTCAAGAAGAATTTGCACAAGATGTTGATTTATTGGTAGAAGCAATGTGTGGTCAAAAAGAACACTTGAAATTAGAAGAATCACCACAATATAAAAAAGTGATAAAAAAACTTATCAGTTTGAGAAAGATACCAAAAAATTTGGCATGGAATATATCAAAGTTACAATATTTTCTTTTAAACAATCCAGCAGTATTAAATCAAATGTTAAAATTAATGGGTGAAAATAAAATAGAAAAATTACAAAAAGAACACTTGATATTAGAAGGTGGTGCATACGGACATATGAATCATCCATTTGATGATAATAATTTGATGTTTTCAGACTTGAAGAACATAGTTATTATAGGGTTAAATGGAAAGCTAAATCGAGAAGATAATGTTTCTGAAAAACTCGATGGACAAAACCTAATGATAAGTTGGGTTAATGGAAAGTTAAAAGCAGCACGAAATAATGGACACATTAAAAATGGTGGTGCAAGTGCATTAGACGCCAAAGGAATGGCAAGTAAATTCGCTGGACGAGGACAAATCAAGAAAGCATTTTACGGAGCTATGGTAGATTTAGAAAAAGCAATAGGTTCTTTATCCGACGCACAACAAGAAAAGGTGTTCGGTAATGGAACTAAATGGATGAATTTAGAGGTTATATATCCACAGACAAGTAATATAATAGATTATGACGTTGCAGAGATTGTATTTCACGGAGCATTAGAATATAATGAAAGTGGGAAACCAATAGGACAAGCAAAAGATAGTGCAAGAATTTTACAAGGTATGATTAAACAAGTAAATCAAAATATACAGAAAACATTTAAAATTTCAAGACCTAATTTTTTAACTATTCCGAAATCTCAAAACTTCGGTAAATTAAAGAATCAGTTTATAGGTAAATTAAATAAATTACAAAAACAATATGGATTAAAAGATAGTGATAGATTAGGTATGTATCACGAGTCATTTTGGAAAGAGTATGTATTCAAAGCAGGTAAACAATTTAAAGTGAATATTAAACCAGACCAATTCGTTAAGTTGGTTAATCGTTGGGCATACTTTGATAAGTCTTATAAGATACCACAAATTAAGAAAGATTTTTCACAAAGTCAAGACTTTTTAAATTGGGTATTAGATACAGACAAAAAGAATCACCAAAACATTTGGAAAGAAAATGTAAAACCATTTGAAATATTATTTTTTCAAGTTGGAGCAGAAATATTAAAAAACATACAAGGGTTTTTAGCAGTATCACCCGATAAAGCAACACAAAAAATTAGACAAGATGTTATCAGTGCGATGAACGATTTAAGAAAACCTGGTAATGTTGAAAAATTACAAAAACTAAAATTACAAATAGAGAAATTAGAAGCTATCGGTGGATTAAATGCAATAGTCCCCAGTGAAGGATTGGTTTTCAAGTATAAAGGAAAGATATATAAGTTCACAGGAGCATTTGCACCAATTAATCAAATACTCGGTAGTTTAAGATTTTAAGGAGTTATAATGGCAGGTAAGTCAAAAGAAGCAGAAAGGGAGAATAAAGCACTAAGTGCTATTCTAAAAGGACAAGAAGTAGAACAAAGGTCAATGGTTGGATATACACCTGAAGTAGAAAAAAATCAAGGTGGTAAAACAAGACAATCAGATTTGACTGATATTATGTCAGAAGTTAGAATGCCCTGGTTTTGTCCGAATTGTAAAAAAGCAATGAAGAAAAAACTTGATGATAAATTTTGGAGAATTGAAGGACATTGTTTTGATTGTCAAGTAGACTTTGAAAACAAACTAAGAATTGATGGTAAATATGAAACATATGCAAGAGCAAAAGTTCTTGAGAACCAAAAAGCACAACTAAAAGACTTGGAACAAAGTATTGATGACTTTGAGAAAACAGGTGGTAAAAAGAGTTGGTATAATAATGTAGGTGTAAATACACCAATGTTGGAAGAAGACAAGTGGGAAATGGGTGAAAAAGAATTTGATAAAACAATTGAAGAAGCAAGAGATTTTATTAGAAGTAATAAAAACAAGGTAGAAGACGCACAAAAACAACTAACGGGAGTAAAATGATGAAGTTCATACAAATGATACTTAACTTATTCTTTGGTGGCAACAAGAAGAAAGAAGTTAAAGAACTTGACAAAGCAATCAAAGTAAAAGATACTGAGGTTAAGGAACTTGAAAAAGAAGTAAAAGTTCTTGAATCAAAGAAAAAAGTTAACAAAAAAGAAGTAGCAAAACTTAAAAGAAAAGTAACTACTACTAAAAAACAACTAGAAAAGGCATCAGAAGCAGTAAAAGAAGATAATGCTGATGACGCAGTAAAATTTTTGAAGAAGTTTTCTAAATAGTATATATTTATATATATGAGACATATTATATACATACTATTCGTAGGACTCTTGTTTGCACAAGATATCCAAGAACCTAAGACTTATTCTTTCACGGAAGAACAAGTATTGGGATTTACCAATGCCATTAAAGAATTAGAACTAAAAGATAGCTTAAATGTATCGTTAGTTTTTGATTATGAAGCAATGGTAAAGAGATTGGAAGCAACTGCAGCAATAGATTCTATGTTAATAGCAAACAAAACATTTCAAATTAGTTTACTTAAAGACACCAACAAACTTCTTGAACAAAAAGTAAAACTCGTCAGACCTAAATGGTATGAAAACAAGTGGATATACTTTACGTTTGGGGTAGTAGCAACAGCAGGTTCAGTCAAACTTGCAGGTCAAATAGTAAAGTAATGGCAGAACCAATAAAAGATGTAATCAAACAAGAATACATAAAATGTGCACAAAATCCGTCATATTTTATGAAGAAATATTGTTTGATACAACACCCGATACGGGGTAAGATTCCATTTGATTTATATGATTTCCAAGAGAAATGCATAGACGAATTTCAAAAAGAACGATTCAATGTAATCTTGAAAGCTCGTCAGTTAGGAATATCAACATTAACAGCTGGATATAGTTTGTGGATGATGACTTTCCAACAAGACAAAAACATCTTGGTAATTGCAACCAAACAAGAGGTAGCAAAAAACTTGGTAACGAAAGTTCGTGTTATGCACGCAAATCTACCGAGTTGGTTGAAACAAAGGTGTGTGGAAGATAACAAATTGAATTTGAGATATCGTAATGGTTCTCAAATCAAGGCAGTATCATCAGGTCCCGAAGCCGCTCGTTCCGAAGCATTATCATTATTGATATTGGACGAGGCAGCATTTATCGATAAGATAGATGACATTTGGACAGCAGCACAATCTACCTTAACTACTGGTGGACAATGTATAGCACTTTCAACACCTAACGGAGTTGGTAATTGGTTTCATAAAAATTGGGTAGAGGCAGAAGAAGGTAGTGGACTGTTTAATTTTATTAAATTACATTGGACGGTTCATCCAGATAGAGAACAAGCTTGGAGAGATGAACAAGATGTTTTACTTGGGCCAACAAGTGCAGGTACTGGAGTAATTGACTCAGTATTATTGGAACGATTACGAGAAAGATGTGTTCAAGACCCAATAGAAAAGAGAGGAATTGATAGTAATTGTTGGGTTTGGGAACCTGCGAATTACTCAAAGGATTATATTGTATGTGCAGATGTCGGTCGTGGAGATAGTGCAGACTATTCTGCTTTCCACGTGATTGATATTGAGAACTTAGAACAAGTTGCAGAATACAAAGGTAGAATAAGTACCAAAGATTTTGGTAATATGTTAGTAAGTATAGCAACAGAATATAATGATGCGATACTTATTATAGAGAATAATAATATTGGTTGGGCTACAATCCAACAAGTAATAGATAGGGATTACCCTANACACCAAATGAACAATAGAATCAACAGACAAGAAAGAAGTATGGTGGCGGGGTTTTCAACCACTTCTAAGACCAGACCACTAATTATTAGTAAGTTAGAAGAATTTTTTAGAGAAGAAAGTGTAGTGGTTCATAGTAATCGTTTGATTGATGAATTACAGACTTTCGTCTATATAAATAATAGAGCAGAAGCAATGCGAGGATACAATGATGACCTTGTAATGTCTTTTGCTATTGGACTTTGGGTTCGTGATACAGCATTACGATTAAAAACCGAAGGTATTGAGTTAACAAAAAAGACATTGACCAGAATGATGGACAATGAAGGTTTATACAATTCCAACGAGCCAAACAGAAATGATAGTTGGGAATGGGAAACAGGTAAAGAGAAAGAGTCGTTAGAGTGGCTCTTATAAAGTGAGGAAAAAATGGCAGACAAAACATTATTTGGAAGATTACAACGATTATTTAGTACAAATGTAATTGTAAGAAATGTAGGTGGTAAGAAATTAAAAATTGCCGATACAGACCAAGTTCAAAAGCAAGTTAAATCGCATCTTGTTGATAGATATTCTAAATTGCATACCAATTTAGATTTAGTTGGAACAGGTTATTCAACCGTCCATCAAATTATGGCAGCAAGATTAGCATTATTCAAAGACTATGAGTCAATGGATTCTGACCCAATCATTTCAAGTGCATTGGATATATATTCAGACGAATCAACAATGAAATCTGAATATGGAAAAGTTATTGATATTAAAACAGACAATGAGAACATTAAAGAGATTTTAAACAATTTATTTTATGATATTATGAACATTGAGTTCAATTTATGGCCCTGGGTTCGTAATATGGTAAAATATGGAGATTTCTTTTTATATTTAGACATTAGTGATAAATATGGAATTACAAATGTTGTTCCTTTATCACCATATGAGATAATTCGTGCAGAGGGAGAAGACCCAACAAATCCCTATTATACAAAGTTCTATTTAGAGTCAATTGAGGGAGCACACCCGTATTTTGGCCGAAAATCAAGTTCGGGTAAGATTGAATTTGAAAACTTCCAAGTAGCACACTTCAGATTAGCAAACGATAGTAATTTCTTACCTTATGGTAAATCTATGGTTGAATCAACAAGAAAGGTTTGGAAACAACTAACTTTAATGGAAGACGCTATGTTAATTCACAGAATTATGAGAGCACCTTCAAAACGAGTATTCAAGATTGATATCGGAAATATTCCACCAGCAGAAGTTGACAATTATATGCAAAGAATCATCAACAAGATGAAAAAAACACCTATCATTGATGAAGCAACAGGTGAATATAATTTAAAATACAATATGCAAAATCTAACAGAAGATTTCTTTATGCCAGTTCGTGGTGGAGATAGTGGAACTGAAATCAATGAGTTGAGTGGTATTGATTATGATTCAACAGAAGATATTGAATATTTGAAAAACAAATTATTAGCATCACTAAGAGTGCCAAAGGCATTTTTAGGTTTTGATGAAAGTGTCGGTGGTAAAGCAACCTTAGCAGCAGAAGATGTTAGATTTGCAAGAACCATTGAAAGAATACAAAGAATTATTGTATCAGCACTAACAAAAATCGCAGTTGTTCATTTATATTCACAAGGATATACTGACGCAGACTTGGTAAACTTTGAATTAACCTTAGCAAGTCCTTCAACAATGTATGAACAAGAAAAGATTGAACTATGGGGACAGAAAGTTTCCTTAGCTCGTGATATGATACAAGATAAGATTTTACCTACTGATTGGGTTTATGATAATGTATTTAATTTTTCTGCAGATGAAAAAGTGGAAATTGAAAATAAAATTATTGATGACCAAAAACAGAAGTTCAGACACTCACAAATTGAGATGGAAGGTAATGACCCACGAGAAACTGGTGACGCAATTGGAACACCAAGTGATATGGCAGCAGTTGGAATATCAGCAGATGATACTCAAGTACCACCTGATACCATAGCAGGTTCAATATTTGACCCATTAGATGGCGGAGAAGATGAACGACCAGAGGACGAACAAGGCGGAAGACCGAAAGAGATGAATAAACCGTTCAAAGATAGTGGAGCAAGAGGACGTGACCCATTAGGGAAACAAACCAAGAACAGAAGACCGCTTGCATTGGCACATTACGACGCATTGAAAAAAACGATGGGTAAGAAGTCAAAGGATATAATTAACGAAACGAAAAAAGTAGATGAAATGGAAAAAGAGTATGATAAATATAAAAAGGAAAATAGTGTAGATTAAATACACATTTCTTAATAGTTTTATATTTATTATTGATAAAAACACAAAAATAGTTGGAGCTCAAATGTCTTTAAATGTTAAACATAACAAGATAAAGAATACTGCTATTCTTTATGAATTGTTATCTC